GTAGTTCAAGAGCAGACTTGGCCTTTTCATCATTATAACCATAATACTCTTTCACATACTCCAGATCCTTGATCTTATTTGCTTTCAACCACGGTGCAAATCTTTTCTTGGGTCTAATTGTATTTATCAAAAAATGAAATTTACATTTATTATCTAACTGATGATGTACATTCATTTCATTTGCAAACATTATGGTGTCTTGAAATGAAGATAAAATATGATTGACAACATATGCTGGATACTTCTTTTCCCACATTGGATCATCAGAATCCATCAAGTTTTCTTTTGTGAAGTTTATTGCATTCAAATACTCCTTTAGTTCATAACTCATTTGAACCTCACATTTGACATAATCTCTGTCATACATGCAAGTAAGTTAATTTCCTGGTCAGCCACAAATGCAGACTTATATTGATAATCCGCAATAATTAAAACCAACTGTGGAACACTAGCAGGTTCAAATCGTTCATATAGAGTATCGTAAATTTTACGATAGATTCTAGTAGGATCATTGTCAAGATTATTTGCAACCCATTTCCTCATGTTACCAAATTCTTTTTCTTTAAGAAATCCTGTCATCTCTTTCAGGTTCTCATCAGAAATATTCACAAGTATACCAGCATCAATTTCACCTGATGCTGAATATCTTTGTAACTCATTTAAACATCTTCTCCAATCAGGAAAGAATTTTTCAATAATTCCTGCAACAGCCTTTGGATTAAACTTGACATTTTCTTCTTCTAGAATATCAGTGATTCTTTTGAAGAATTGTGCTGCAAGTTTAGGTTTCTCTTCATTTGGTATTTTAAACTCAACAACAGAACATCTAGAATGCAGCGGTTCAATGATACGATTCTTAAAATTGCAAGTTAAAATGAATCCACAATTTTTATGAAACTCTTCAATGAATCCACGAAGTGCAGGCTGTGTTGATTGAGGATTTAGATAATCTGCTTCATCAAGAATTACAAACTTTCTATTAGTATCAAATGAAACAGTAGATGCAAAGTTTTTAATCTTGTTTCTGAGAACATCAATACCTGATTCTTCAGAACCATTGATCATCATATGTGTTGCACCAATTTGATTCAACATTGCCTTAGCAACAGTTGTCTTACCTACACCAGGACCACCTGAAAGCAAAAGATTTGGAATATGCTCATCATCCACAAATTGTTGAAATGTATCCTTCAATTGTGACGAAAGGATACATTTCTGAATAGTATCTGGGCGATATTTTTCGCACCACAAATAATTTTTCATAACAAAAACTCCAAAAGGATATTATCAATTAGATTCAAGAGCAATATAATATTCTAAATCTTGTCCTTTGTGTTTGAAGTGTGAAATACCTACGCTTGCCAATTTGATTTGATAATCACCAGGCAACAATTTTAAATTCTCAGTTTTAAAACATGATGTTTGATTTGTCTTTGAAGTATCACCTACTGACAATGAAAAAGTATTTGATGTTTCATTTTTACGGTCAGTAACAGTCATTGTAACTTCACCAGTTTCAAAAGAATTAACTATCAAATCTGGAACACCAAGAACAGCCGCAGATCGTTGAATTTGTCCAAACTCTTCTTGTGTCAATGTGAATTCAACATCAACTTCAGGCATATGAATATCGGTTTTTGGTTCTTTGACCATATCGGTGGGAGTGTAGAAATACTTAATAGAAGTTCTACTGCCTTCTTCCTGAATATTGACAAATTTATCTTCAAAGTTCAATACAGGTGTTTTGAACAAAGATAGTGCTGATAAAAATTCATTCAGATCATAGATTGCACATTCAACCTCAAATACTTCTGGAATCTGTGCAATGGCAACAATGTTTTTCATTGCGCTCATTGTTGCAACAGTGTTTCCTTTTTTAATCAATAGATTAGAATTGATTGTTGAAAAATTCTTCAAAATCTCACGGGTTTCATTACTTAGTTTCATTCGTTTCTCCATAGTTTAAATCATGAACATGCAATGCCATTATTGCATAGTGTATTACCTTGAGCAAATCTTTACGATTATACCCATCTTTTTTACCATATCTCTGAGCATATTTCAAGATATTTCCAATACAAAAGCCTTCACCATGACCTGAATCAATGATAAATTCTGTTGCTTGGAATTGATTTTGAGAATAGTGCTGTCGGTAGGTCTTGTTAATATAATTAACAATTTCAAGAATCAAATTGTCTTCATTATATTTGTAGTTGATTTTGTCCACAAGTACATCCTATAAAGGCACTCCGAAGAGTGCCTGTTTCATAATCAGTTAATAGAAATCAATCTAGGTCGCTTCTCATCAGGAATGATTCTTTCCAGATGAATCTTCAACAAACCATTTACCATGCTTGCATCCTTGACAAATACATCTGATGCAAGAGTAAATGTTCTGTTGAATTGACGTTTAGAAATTCCTTTATGTAAATATACATCATCGGAATCCTTTGTCTCAACATTTTTCGCAATCACAGAACGAATAGAAATCCTATTTTCCTTTGTTTCAATTTCAATGTCATCTTTCTCAAATCCTGCCACAGCCAATTCAATGGTGAAATTTTCATCATTGTGTTTAATAATATTGTATGGTGGATAATTGGAAGTTGAAACATTATCAAAGAGTGAATCAAAGATGTTATCAAATCCTACACTGAGTGTTCGGAAATGATGAGGATCGTAGGTTGTAATATTGCTTGTCATGTTATTCTCCTTTTAGAAAGCAAGATAAGAGAGTGAGACCCGAAGCGTTTCACTCTCTTTTAATTAAAATTGTCAGTATCATGTAGAGCATGACTGACATTAAGAGCATTTACTAATGCCCTTCCCTAACTCTATTTATACAAAAAATCAATATTTTTTTCAAAAAAATGAAAAAAAATGGCGACCCGTACCGGACTTGAACCGGTGACCTTCGCCGTGACAGGGCGATGTTGTAACCAACTCAACTAACGGGTCCCATGTTTTGATTATGCTGCTTCAGCGTAATCAAGAGCAGTGTCAAGTGCTGACAACTTGACTTTTCGGTTTTTACCATACCATGCAGATTCAAGACGACCATCAGCAGTTCGGCCTTGAAGATGATCTGTCATGTAGGTAATTGCATTGAATGCTTGCCACCATGTACCTTCTGCAAACTCTGCACCAGGTTGTGTGTGAACAACTTCCAACGCTTTACTGGCCAACCTTGAGTTGACTTTTTCGTTTTCGTAATCCTTTTCATCAGAAGGATTACCAAAGACTTGATTCATGTATGCAACCAAATCTTTTCTGGTGTATCTCTTCTTTCCAAGAAATTCTGCCATTTCTTTGTAATGACCCATCTTCTCACGAGCAATTCCCATCTGCTCTTTGACTGATGCAGCATCCCATTGTTTACGATGGTTTACTGTCAATTCACTGGAAGACTTTGAATTCAAAGAAAGTGTAAGAGTATTCTGGCAAACAACACGGACTGGTGTCATCCGAATATTGATTGTTTTGCCATATTGATGAGGATTTGTGAACAAGAAATAGTTCTCGGTCACATCACCTCTGAACAGTTCAAAAGATTCTTTTGTTTTTGCAAGTGCCCAAACAAGTTGTCCACCTTTCAATGATCCAGCAGTATGCATTTCCATATCACCTGCTTTGACATATTCATCAAAGAAGTCAAATGCTTCTGCATTCTGTACTGGATTCCATCCTTTACCAACATTGGTCAATACTTTACTGTCCAAAGATCGGACTAAAGCTTTCTGACCAGTTGGTACTTTATTTCCATTGTGTGTTACATAAGAATCTTCTAAATCAACTGTCCAATCAAGTCCTGCCATCACCATAAATTCAGCAGGAGTTAAATCTGGATCAACTTTGAATCCTAGACCATGCCAAGGTACTTCTCCGACATAGGCCATCTGTGCTTCGCCATTGATTACTTCTAGTTCGTGCGACATTCGTTCACCTCAAGAAAAAGTTATTAAAACGATTGAGATTTCTCAATCTTAACTATATATAATGTTATCATAACAAAAATCAAATGTCAAGTGTTTTTTTGAGAAAATTTTTGTTTTTTCAAAATTTTTGCTGCTTTTTTCTTTGCCATATTCAATCTGAGATTAGAAACTTTCTGTGTAAAGTTGGTTCCTTCCATGTGGTCATATTCATGTTGAAAAACTCTTGCTGTGATTCCAGCATATTTTCCTTTTTGTTCTTCTCCATTTATGTCTTGATATGTAAATTCAATTGCATACGGACGCTTGATATTCAAAAATAGCATCGGAAAAGTCAAACAGCCTTCTTCATAGAATTCTGTCTGTTCTGACTCCCAAGTAATTCTCGGATTGAAAAATATCTGATGGTTTTTCATATCCAAATCAGTGTACATCACAAAGGCACGAACCATCAATCCACACTGATTAGCAGATAGTCCAACTCCTCCGTGAGTTCTCATTGATTCTATTAGATTATCATATAATTCCTGTGGTGTCAAGTGAAAAGTTTCAGAAAAATTATCAAAATTCACATCCGACAATGGAACCTTGAGAATCGGATTATCTGGTGGTAAGAGTTGGTATATCATGCTGCAATCCTGCTAAAGTTTTTTTCTTTCTTAAATTGAATGACTGACCGAAACTTGTCAAACAATATATCTTGTTTATGGCTAATCACAAAAACATTTTGATCAGCAAACGTATTTAGAATCTTGAGAAAATCATCAGTTCCAGAAGTGTCTAATGAACTATCAAATATTTCATCAAGAATCAACAAATTTGTATTGGTTGAATTCTTGATCTTTGCAATTGCTCTCCATGTGAACAAAAGTGCCAAATCAATTCTCATTTTCTCACCTTCAGAAAATGATGCATATTTGAATTCATCACGATGTCTTGATTTTATACTTTCATTAAATGATGAATCTAAATTGAAAGAAACAAAGAAATCCATCTGTGAAAGATAAGCATTAATCAATTGATTCATCACTGGAAGATACTTATTAATTATCTTAGTTTTGATTCCAGAATCTTGCAAAAGGTTTTTAGCTGTGTCTAAATAAACCTTGTCTTCATTTAGTTTAAGTTTGTTTCTTTCAAGAAACTTGAGTTCTGTTTTTAGTTCATGTAATCTTTCTTTGTCTTCATCATTAACTTGATTGTTTTCAAAAGATTCTATTTCTTTTTCATATCTATAGACAAACCTTTCCAATTCTGTGACTGATGAATTGATAGTTGCAATTTCAATAGAAAGATTTGAAGCTTCTTTTTCTATACTTTCAAATTCTTTAATCTTGACTTTTTCTTCTGATTCTAATCTTTTCAAATCATTCAGAGCATCACCAATCTCATGAACCTTATCATGTTTTTCTTTTATTTTCTTCTGCCGAAGTTCTTCATCAATTTCTTGTGTACATGTAGGACACACGGTGTTATCATCAAAAAATGCTAATGTTTTGTTCTCATCTTTGTATTTGTTGTCTAGTGCAGCAAATGTAATCTGAAGCTTTGTAATTCGGGATAATGTAGTTTTTTTGTTCTCTAATGTCTCTCTGAGTGCGGAGAGGCGTTGTAGGACGGTTTGTTTTTTTTCTTCTTTCTCTACTATCAACTTTTTATTGATTAATATTTTTTGATGTTTTTCTTCAATCAAATTCTCTTTGTTATCTAGAACATTCTGAATATACTTCTCTTGAAGCCGTATTTTCTCTTCTGTGAGTTGAATTTGATTTTCATTCTGTTGAATACTTTCTTGTAAAGTCTTGGACTTGATTTTTAGAATTGAATTCATCAATGTAAAAATGCGAATGTCCAAAATGTCTTCTACTACTTCTCTTCTATCTTTTGCAGATAACTGCATAAATGGAACAAATGTAGAAGAACCCAAAATGACTACTTGTGTGAAAGAACGATAGTTCAATTTAAGAATTTGTTGTTCTAGATATTGTTGATAGTCTCTAAGAGCAGCATCTTGTGTAATTAATTTATCTTCCACATATATTTCAAAATTGTTTGGTTTGATTGCTCTGCAAACTTTTATGTGTTTTCCTGCAATTTCAAATTCAACTTCAACTTCTAAATTTCTTTCATTTACACTATTAATCAGTTGTGGCTTATTAATATTTCTAAATGGTTTACCATACAAACCAAAACAAAGAGCATCAAGAATAGTTGATTTGCCTGAACCATTCTCGCCAATAATCAATGTGGTTGATTCTTTGTCCAAATATACTTCTGTAAATTCATTTCCTGTCGAAAGAAAATTCTTCCATCTTACTACTTTAAAATTTATCATTTTGTACTGGTAATCTCAATAAAAATTCCTGCCTCACCTTTGGTGATTCTATAATCAGTCCACCGATTGTCAAGTTTAATTCCATATTTTTTGAAATCAAATACTATGTATTCTTTTTCTTCAATTATTCCATCAAGTGTATTTGTCATATAGTCAATTCCACAATTTATCAAGCGGTCAATATTTGATGGAGTTTCTCTGAACTCCTCTTCTAAATCCTGAACTGATATAAAAATCATCATGTTTTTTCTCAATAACTTTGATTTAAACGCCAAACTAGATATTCTTTT